GTTGATGCTGTCGACCATGCAGCCGGAATACATCGCAAAGCGCGGCACCTCGGGCATGCCGGTCTCAATTGAAAAGGACGGCAAAGACCAATTGCCTGATCGGAACTCATGGCTGTAGGGCGCATCTGATCCCGTGGTGACCGGTGCGCCAAACGCGGCCTTGAGCCAAAAGCCGATCGAGGATGCATCAAGCGGGATCACCACATCGCCGTCCGCCGTCACAGCGTCCTTGATTGGCGCCAGCGGATCACGGCCATAGCCCAACAGCTCCGAGCCCAGCAAAGGCTGCTCGGCCCCCAGCGACGTGCTCGCAAACGGAATGCGGGTAAAGCCACTCGTAGGCGGCGTGCCATAAGTCGTCTCGAACGCTAGCGCCATCTGCGCGCGCGCCCCTTGGGCTCGTGCCATGGGAATTCTCCTATTGGGAATGGGTCAGACCAATGGATCGCTGGTGGTGTAGTGAAGATGGACCAGAATGATCGCGGCCTTAAACGCAGCCGCACCTTCAACCGGCATATCGATGATCTGTGGGGCCGCGGCCTCAACCCAATCACAAAGACCACCAAGGGTCCTATCGGCATGCAGAGCCGCACCAAGAGCGGAGGTCATGATGTCAAAATTCGCATCGCGGTGATCAGCCACATGCACGATCGCTTCGATCTCGGCCTTGTGCTCGTAGTGATATGTCAGCGGCGACAGCGTCACCTCCGGATCCCCGGGCTCACCATCACGCAAGATAAACAGCCCATCAGGCGGGATGCGTTCAGGCAAGATGCCGTCACGCAATGCTGCCTGTGGCAGCCCCAACAGCACGGAGTGTAAAGCCTGCAAAATTGTTTCGCGCTTGCTCATCATCAAAGGCGGTCCTCGATCCAATTTGCAACGATCAGCCTTGGCACTGACGAGATCGCTGCATCAGCGGCCTCCATCAAGCGCAGTCGCTTGTTCAGCCGCACCTGCGGCACAAGAATGAAGATCGGCACAGTGACCTGATTGCGCCCTGTCTTAGAGCGCGAGAGCGCGGCGATGCCTTTGGTGTTCAGGCGTGCCTTCTCAGCCACCAAGAGGCTGCCACCGCGCGGTCGGTATACAAACCGAAGCTTGATCCCCCGCCTGCGCTCCCACTCGCCCGGCGAGAACCTGCGCCCACCCGCAGCACGCCCCGCTGCCTCAGTTGGGATTGCCAGGTAAAACCCACTCTTTGATCTGATTGTGGCACCGCGCTCAAACGCGCTGAGAATGCGCGGTGCCTTTGTGTAGACCAGCGAGGCTGCGCGCAGACTGGTTTGCCCTTTTGGGAAATTGAGGTTGCGCACCGTATTGCCAAACCGCGTGCCAAGCCCGGCGGACACCACTTGTTGACGCCACGCAAATTTGAGATCGCCACCTGCGATCTGCATCGCTTTGCTGGTGGCCTTTTCGGCGGCCACAACCTGCTGCGCCATCAGCGCGATAAGGTCCGGTGAAAGGTCAATCCCGATGCGCATACTGGGCCTATAGCGCAGACGCAGATTGGTCCAACTTGGCTTGTTCTGGATCTAATAGCACCTCTTCAGAGTCTTCTTTACCCCTTGGTTTGCGCGCCACCTTGACATCAAGCGCCACAAGCTGACCGCTTTTGAGCGCATCCGCGGCCTGTGCGTCACTGATACTTAGAACAGACCCAACGCCCGTGTTGGTGTGGCCAGCAACGATGCGGCCTGCTGTTTCGGTAATGGCAAAACGCGGCATCACCAGCCTCCTTTTACAAATTTGGGGTGTCGAACATGACAAGGTTGATCTCGCCAGTCGCCGTCCGTTGAATTGCAGAAATCGTATAAACTGGCTGGCCGGGTCGCTGCGATATCTGCACCTGATCACCCGGCTCGATCTCGAAAGGGACCAGCCCCGCATCCGCGGGACCGATCCAAAATTCAGCCACGCTGGCATTCAACATCCGGTCGCCACCAAAGCTGCCCCCTGCCCCGCTGATCGGCGAAAGGCCAGGGCCGTCAGAGAACACACCCTTTGTTGTATGCGGCGCGCGGCCCGGATCACGCATACTGGCAGTATAAGGCAGGCGCAGCCTTGGGCGCAGAACCGCAACTTCAGAAAACATGCCGCCAATAGCACCCGACAGGAATACCTCAAGATCGTCAAACATGGAGGCCACGGTTTTGATCCTTTCGGATTATGTGCGCTTGGCTGGAATCAGCACACGTGGACGGGTGCAGTATTGCAGCGCGTTCATCTGGAACTCGAGGTTCACGCCCTTGCCGTTTGGCATCTCATATTGCTTGCCATAGAGCCGCTGTCCGGGTGTATTCACCGTCTCGATGTAATCGGCAGACGCATAAACCGTGCGGAACAGACCCGGCACACCCATGGGCACAAGATGGCACTTATCGGTCTCGATGCCGACATTCTGACCGCCGCGGTAGTTCATCCAGGTGATCCCGCCGAACTCGAACGCGCCGTAGATGCCGGAATTGCCCGCGTTGATGTAGGCATTGCGCAGCGAGGCCGCATCCGCATAGCCCTTGTAGGTATCACGCACTTCCTGGTGGGCGATGAGATCGTCAAAAAACGCATCCCCGCACAGCGCAATCACGCTCGTATAAGGTAAGCCGTCCAGAATATTGGCCATTTGGCGAATAACACCGGCGCATTTCTTGCGCAGCGCACCGTCCGTGGCACCTGCGTTATCAAGATCAAAATCCACCACAGCCTGCTGGCTTTCACCAAATTCGGTGAAATAGTCAAAAAGCACCGAGCCATCCGCGTCCAGAAGCTGGCCGGTCTTGAGGATGTTCAGCCGGTGGTATTCCTCGGTCAGCGCAAAAAACTGACTGGCCTCAGCCGCACGGTCCGCGATCTTCTGCTGCAGACGCTCGACAGCCACTTCCTGGCCAAAGGCACGAACCTGCTGGACCTCATCGGCGTAAATTGCATCATCCACTTGGAAATGCGGCACTTTGAGCATGCGCATGGCGCGTTTTGATTTGCCAAAGGTCTGACCCGTACCACCACGCGGGCTGGCCGAGACTAGCATGCGGTTTTGCTCCTTGTCCTTCTCGATGGCAATATCGAGCGTGTCGATGCTGGTGGTCTGGAACAGCCCCATCTGGCCAATGCGCGAGGGCGTGTATTTGATCTCACGAAGCGCATCCGTGAGGCGCATGACGCTGAATGCGTCTTGGCTGAAAATGTTCAGTATCGACATGGGAGGTCCTTCTCAGTGTTTGGCGTCATGTGACCACACCAGAAACAAGAGTGCTTGCATTTTGTGCTTGCATCTGTATTTCTGTCTGGCATGAATAGTAAGCACCGCAAAACCTTGGCCGTTGTTTACACCGACCCGGTTTCCGGCACCATCGAGTGGATGGCGATTGAGGGGTTGCTACTTGCTGCAGACGTGCAGCGGATCGAAGGGCGTGGATCGCGCGTAAGATTTGAAAAAGATGGCGAAATCGTCACTTTTCACCGACCGCATCCAGGCAAGGAAGCAAAACGGTATCAAGTTCGCGACGCCCGTGACTTTTTGGAACGCATCAAGGTTACACCATGACAAACAGCATGACTTACAAAGGCTATGCGGCCCGCATCGAGTACGATGATGATGATAGCATCTTTGTGGGGCATATCGCCGGGATCACAGACCGCATTGGTTTTCATGCCGATACTGTGGACGCCCTGCGCGCTGCATTTCACGAAGCCGTGGACGATTATCTCGACACATGCGCGAAGACCGGCAAAGAGCCACAAAAAGCCTACTCAGGCAAAATGATGTTCCGCGTCAGCCCTGACGTACACCGAAAGGCTGTGCGTGCGGCAGAGCTTCAGGGCAAGAGCCTGAACCAATGGGCGGAAGACATCCTGTCACGCGCGACCGTTTGATCACCGCACGATGATACCGACGCCTGCGAGATCGGCCTGTGCAGAGGCCTTTTCGCCGGCCTGATCGCGATCGGCATGATAGGTCAACACGTGACCATTCACCTCAGCGTCGCGCACGATTGCAGCAATCCCCGCATCAGCAGAGGTGGCGTCACATCCATAGAGCGCCACAGCAATAGCTGTCTGCGAGCCATCTGTCGCGCCAACTGCTGAGGCTACAAACTTGCCGGATGCAGCAACCTTGCCGAGCAGAGTACCCGGCGCGATGATCCCAGCACCGCCGCCGATGGTGATGTTTTCCCGCGAACGCTGGCCATTGGCCTCAGTCATCAGGAACTCGCCGGGGTGCCGGCCTTCAATCAAAACTGTCATTTGGTGTTTTCCTCAGATCTGGTTGTGGCTCAAACGAACCGATTGTTTGCTTGCGCCACGGCGGCCGACCAGCCACCCTTGACCTTTTCCGAAGGGTCAGCGCGGGCGCCGGAGGCATCGCCACCAAACTCGTTTTCACGCGCAGCGCGATCTTCAATGGACGCGACAGACGATGCTTTTGGGGCCATGCCCAGAACCTTGATCGCTTCCTCAGCGCTCATGCTTGTCTCAAAGGCAAAGCCCATGGCCTGCGATTCACGACCGGCGGCCGCCGCGCAGGTCAGGATGCTTTTGATCCGGGCGGTTGCTTCGGTCTTACCAGCCGACACGCCTTGCGCGCGCGCCTGATCGACGGCAGCGTTCAGCTGCGCCTCTGTGATGCCCGCAGTTTCAGGCTGCGCGGCAGCTTGGGTTGGATTGCTCATGGCAAATCCCTTCCTTGTTTTGACAGCCCCGAGGGCCACGGTGGAGAGGTTGGACAGAACGTCGTCAAGAGAGGCTACGCGGTCTGCGAGCCCCTGATCGATGCCGTCCTGCCCGATGAAGGTACGCGCCTGCGTCGCACGGATGGCCTGCTTGGTGATGCCGGTGCGACCCCGCGCAACAAGCCCCACAAACTGGTCGTAAAACTTCATCACTTCCGTTTGCAGATCAGCCTGCACGGTGTCCGACAGCGGGCCGAACGGATTACCGTCGACCTTGTGCTTGCCTGCGTAAATGAGCGTCGCGCGGACGCCCTTTTGCTCCAGCTCGCCTGAGCGATCGAGATGGGTCAGCACCACACCGATTGAGCCCACAATCGAGGTCGGCGAGACCACGATCTCATTGGCAGCACTCGCGATGCCGTAAGCCGCCGAAGCCGCCATGTCGTTCACAAAAGCCGTGACCGGCTTTGACGCCCCCAGCCTGCGGACCTGCTCAGCGACGGTGAACATACCTGTCGCCTCACCGCCGGGGCTGTCGATATCCAGCAGGACAGCATAAACATCTGGATCATCGGCCGCGTCGCGCAGCTGTGCTGCAATGCCCTCGTAGGACACCATCCCGGAATTGGCCCCGATCCACGCCCCGCGGTTGACCAGCGAGCCGACGATCGGGATCATAGCCACGCCGCCCGCGACCGCGTATTTGCGCGCACGCCCATCTTCACCGTATCGGTTGCCCAGAAATTGGTTTGCATCCGGGCGGAGGTTTTCGATCTTGGCCCCGTCCATCGGCAACCGCCCCTGCAATACCTGCAGGATGATCTCGGCCTTGGTTGGGTGCAGCAAAAGTGGGCGGTTCAAAACCCGCGACGCAATATGCGTCAGCGAGGGCCCCTCAGGGGCCTGCATGATTTTGGGTGGATCGTTCATCGGACACCTCCTGTCGCAATGGCGCGGCGGCGTGGCGATCTGCCCTGCGATGCGGCGCATTTTTCCTCAAAGCCACGAATGACCAGCATCAGACGGTCCGGGCTGGCCGCGTGGAACGTGGCCGAGCGGGAAACTCCTGTTGGGCCCGCCGTAAACGACACTGTCGCTGCGGCCTGACCCGCGATCAGCCGGTAGTAGACCTCGCGCAGGGCTTTTGCGGCCGCGCAGGGGTCATTTTCGTCAAGTGTCAAAGTTGTCATGGAGCATCCTCTTCGTCGTCAGCCTCATCGCTGTCCTCATCGCTATCGTCAGCATCTGAATTGGCTGCAATTGCTTGCGGGCCACCGCCTGCAGCCCCCATCATCATCGGCTCAGACAGGTTGTATTCGGCCCGCAAGAGCCGTTCGGCGGCCAGCTGTTGGTAAACATCATCAACATCAACGCCGAGATCATTGCAGATCATGGCGTCTGACATCACGCCAAGCCGCTTCCATGTCTCATGCGACTTTGCTTTCTTGAGATCATCAGCGGTGGTGCGCGGTGCCCCGCGCCATTCCGCCCGGCAGGCCGCTGTCCGGTTGGCCAGAAACGCCTCATACCCGCCCGGAAACGCGATGCCGCCACTGGCGATTTCCTCTTCCAGCCACGCCTCAAAAACCGGCTGGCAAAATGGCGCGATGATGTTTTGACGACGCGCCTTGGTAATGGCGAAGATTTCAGCCGTGGCTGCCTGCAAGGACGAATAGGTGGCGCCGCTATTGTCACCCGTCGCACTCTCATAGGTCAGCCCAAGGCAACGTGCGATTTCGCGCAACAGGTGCATCGAGAAGTCTTTGTAATTGGATGAAGGCTGGTTGCTGGTGTGGAACGTCAGCTCTTGGCCCGGAAACAGATGCGCAAGGCGACCGTTGATACCAACATCAAGCGAGGAGCCGTCATAAAATCCGGCCAGCATATCGATATAAGCCTCCATGGGGGCCACACCCTCGGACGCCATCTTTGCCTGCTCTTGAGGCGTCAGCAGCCCCGCCAGCACCTCCTCTGTTGGCTCATCAGACGTGATCGTCGCTGCAAACAGCGTTTGCACAATCGCAGCCATCAGCGTCGCATCAGCCAGCTGATCAAACTGGCGCGCAACCTGCAGCGCGGGCGTCATCGGAGAGATACCCCGATGCGTGCCCGGCAGCCCATCAAAGATATGAATCACGCGCGGCCGCCCTGCCCTGTCGCGCGCACGCACATCATATTCCACATCATGCTTCAACAGATCCTTACGGATCGCCCGGTAGCCCACGGGCATGCCGTCAGCGTCAGTGTAGACCCCGTTGATCAGCCGCTTCATGCTTTCGGTTTTGCGCGACAAGCGGTGCGGTGGCAGCAAACGCACCTTGGTGCCATACCGGTTCCACGGCCTGCGCCGAAACGGCAGCTCGGCGAGTATTTCGCCAGTGATCAGCCATGCGCGAAACGCCGCACTTTGCATCTGCCCAAAGGTGCGCAGGCCCTGAATATCGCATTCTTGCGCATTGCGCGCCCACAGCTCAAACCGCCGCTCGACAGTTTTAGACCACTCAGATGCTTCGACACCCGTCATGCCAAAAGTCTCATTCTCGGGGATAGATTTAAGCCGCAGCCCTGTACCAACCGTGTTGGCCACCGCCTGATCAACGGCGCCGGCCAACCAGCCGTTGTTGTGCAAAAGATCGCCCACGCGCGCAGCAGCATCATCCCACGCATCAGCAATATCGTCTTGTGCCTCGCGCAATGCTGGCTTCCAGCCTGCAAAAGTTACCCCCCGACCGCCGCGCATGTACTGCCCGGTCGGCCGAGAGGCTACCTCGCCACCAGTGGTCGGCGCAGGCAGAGGTGAACCCGTGATCAGATCGCGGACCTTCGAGATAATGGACATGCGGTTACCTGTTCAGTCTGCTGCCCGCATGCGAGAAGCGTTTTCGAAGTGCGCCATCACCCGAGCCTCGGGAGTAAGTGCGCTCTGATGATGGCGGCTGATCACCCTGGGTGGAACTGTCAGAGGTGCCAGAAGAAGGATCTGCCTGCTCTGAGCGCGCAATACCCTCGGGGATGCGTTGAACGTTGAGCGTGTAACCGATGGCCGCACACATGGCCTCACAATCTAAAAAATGGTTATGCCGCGACCGTTTCACCCATTTGGGCCGGCCTTCCACAACCATGCGCGCCTCCGAGGTCAGCTGCTTGCAGTAATCCTCAGTCACCTCGCTGTGGACAAAGAATGCGCCTGGCACATCCATCGGCGTGCGAATGCGCGAGACCACCAGTGATTTGAAAAAATCGGTCGATAGCAAAACCAGATTGACCGAGTAAAGCGCGCGCTTACCGTCAGGCTTGGCCTCGATCTTTGAGACCCGGTAGGGTGGCGTCATCACATCGCGGCCCTTGGTGGGCCAACACAGCCAGTGGTATCTGCGGCAGAACTCATAGACCTTATGCTCGTTGCCAAGCTCGGGCTTGTCCGGGCGAAACCCACTGTCGATAAACACCTTTTCGATCTGCATGCCCGCCACTGGCTGCAGCATTAGCACTGCCAGCTGCGACCAGACCTCATCGCTGTCGGTCGGCCCGTAAAGCTGGCCTGCATCGATCAGCCATGATGTGCCACGCGCACCAAAGGCGCGCATAACAAACACCAGCGAGAACTTTTGCACATCAACGCCCATCACCAGCCGCAGACCGCCTATGGGCACTTCGCCCGCCTTGTACGGCAAGCGGCGCTCCATGATCTCCTGCCATTCGGGCACGTCGCCCGAGGCAATCATCGAATAGCACTCGCCAAAGCTGGCGTTCATGGCCGTCTGCATCCGGTCGTGATCGCCAGATTGCAGCGCGGTCAGATAGGTCTCCGCCCGCTGACCCCATGACACGAACGGCGAGCACAGCCCCGAGGTCCACATCGACAGGGTGGAGCTTTCCTCAGGCGCACCGCTGACAACAGGACTGTCGTTGACCAGTGCCACGCCCTGGCCCGGTGCCACCATATGGCCGCGCTGGTTCATCCAGCGCTTGTCGTCTTCGGTGTGAATACCGCCACAGCGCGGACAGCTCAGATAGGCGTCACGCTTTGCCTGCGAGGGTGTGGCACGATCAGGCCAATGCAGCTGTTTGAACCTCGGGATGAAATACTCGTCACAATGCTTGCAAGGCCACGCCCAGTGGTGCCGTGTGCCTTCCTGAAACAGCTTCCAGATCGGGCTTTCCAAATCCTCAGGCGCAGACCGCGCCCAGAACTCAAGCCCGGTGTCCTCATCCACAGCAATCTCCACAAGGCCCCTCGCTGGTGTGCTGGTGATCGCGGTGACAAAATCGGCATATGTCTCGCCCCGGGCCTCAACCAGACCCAGCACATCGCCCTGCCCTCTCACATTGGCCATCATTTCGTCGAACTCGTCGATCAGCGCCAGAGCGGCCGGGTCGGATTTCAGCGCCGAGGATGATCCTGCATGGGCAAGACGAATGCGCACCCCGGCAACATGCTTGAGGGTTTTCTTCATACGCCGGCCGCGGACGACCTTGTTCTTCAGGCTCTCGGCCTCATCCAAAAGCCCCATCAGGCGCGGCTCGAACTGATCGGTCAAAAACTCACGGGTCGGGCCCACATAGATGATCGGCGCTGGCCGCTGGTCCAGCCGCGCGCCAATGATGTCGAGCATGCTGTCTGTCTTGCCCGACTGCGCCGAGGTCACGGCCACGATGCGGCGGTATCCACCCTGGTGCACCGCCGCCGACCACGGGACCATGTAAGGTGTCAGCCAGGGATCGCGCGAACCAGGGATGCCGGCCGTCTCAGGATAAACACGGTTTGCGGCCGCCCACTCTGCGGGGTCACGCTTCTGGCTCGGCCGCAATAGCGCCTTCACCAGCCGCGAGAGCCTGCTCTGCTTGAGTGGTCCGCCGAGAAAGTCGTTCGAGTGCGCCATCTATTTCCTGCTCAAGCCTGCGGCGCTCCTGCATGTCGCGCGTGAACCGAGCGGCAAGGCCTTGTAGCTCTGCCCGGAAAGCGGACGTCCAGTCAGCGATTTCTGCCCGTGCATCTTCGATCGGGATTAAATCCCGGCTGCGCTCCTTGATGCGGAGCTCAATCTCTCGGGTCCGGGCGTCGGTCGCGCGGCTGGCCGCAGCGACCCTGCTGCTTTTTGATTGCAGGTCCTCGTAATAATCAACGACACCCCTGACGACCGAGACCAGCGTGTAGTTGCCATGCGCTTGCTTGGCGATAAAGCCAGCCTTCACCAGCTGGAACACCCACTGTCTGCTGCGGCCACACAATGCAGCGATTTGGTTCACTGATAGCGTGTTCCCCTTCGGCTTTGCCTGTTCATCTATCATCCGATTAAGCCCATGTTTTTAGGTCTATTTTGGTTGATAAGCGTCAGCACAAGAGCAAACATACAGTTACCAAGCAGCGCATCCGCGACGCAATTTTCGTGCAAATCACCACGACCCTTTCGCTTTGCGACATCTACTACGGAGACACGCCCATGACCCTCGCGACCCGCTACAATGCCCAAGCCCAACGCCTGATGCCGCACCATGCTCAAAGCCTGGCAGTCGATCCCAGCATCAATGATGCAGGCCAGATTGACGAGATCGTCTTTCGCCGCGGCGAGTACCTCGGCGGCATGGCCGCAGTTCTTCTCGCTCTGATCACTGACAGTAAATAAGGAAGCCCTCCATGACTGCCACAACAACCATCCGCATCGACCACGACGCCCTGCCCGCACATTTCGACCACTCGCGCCCAAACACCGTCGCCGGGGCCATTGAGGCCGCGCTGCGCGAAGAGGGCATTTCTGCCCAAGCGTCGGACGTGATCTCGCACCTCAAGATCGAAGTGCCAACCAGCCAGCTTGCCACCACCAGCGCGCTGCTGACGGCCCTGCAACTGATTTGAGAAAGGACCGCACCATGAGCACGCGCGCCCAAATCGCCATTCAGACCGGGCCTGAGGAATGGACCCATATTTATTGCCACTTTGACGGTTACCCAGGCATCCCCACAGGCCTGCCGTATCTCACTGGTTGGGTGCAGCATTTCGCGGTCGTCGCCACGACGCAGGACGCAGAATGATCGACCTACGCCCTTTGAATCGTTCCCACGCGCGGGGGGCTCGAGCACTCCTATCCGGCACCGCATTATGCTCTGTGAAGGCCACCCCCACTCGGCGTCAGATCATAGTCAAGGGTCCTGTGACCAGCATTCGCATCCAGAAACAACCGCCACCGCCATTTCCAATCGCCAAGCCCCACGGAGCCCGCTGGGTCATGACCATCAATCCCCAAACCGTCGTACAGCCCGAGCACACCGTGACTGCACAGCCCCAGATCAACGACCAACCGAACGACAGCACACCGACCAAGCGGCAGACCAAGCTCGCCACGCTGATTACAATGCTGCGCCGCGAGGGCGGTGCCACCATCGATGAAATGGCCGAGGCAACTGAGTGGCAAGCTCACTCAATCAGAGGGGGCCTGTCGGGCATCCTGAAGAAAAAGCTCGGCCTCGACGTCAGCTCCGAGAAAGTTGCAGGCCGCGGGCGGGTGTACCGGGCGAATTGAGGATCAACTCAACAGCGTTTCTCAGTCACGTCCACCATAAAACAGGCGCAGGATTACGACGCGGTCAGGCTCAACGATGAACGCGATCGTCATGCGGCGCTCAAAACCAAGGATGCGCAAGCCGGGCCTGATGTCATCACGAGAAAGGCCCCGTTTAGATGCGATGCCACGCCTTTGGCAAAATGCTTCAATCCGCGTCACATATCCAAAGGCAATGTCGGGAGGTGCCGCAGCCACGATCCATTCGTATAATTCCTACAATTCAGCCTCAGCTTTTAGGCTGAATACAACCGCGCGTTCCTTCATTGTTCGGTGGCATACCGCTCAACATGTCGGGCGCGCAAGCGTTCTCGAACGGTCTCGGCAGGGACAACGCGATCTGGACTGGCCATAACCTCGTCATAGGTCCTAGCGACTTCATCATGCAACCAACGCTCCACGGCCGAATCGCGTTCCTGCAAGGCGCGCAAACCAGCGCGTACGACTTCGCTAGCAGAGCCATAAGCACCTGATTGCACGAGTTGGTCTATAAACGATGCATGCTCTTGTGGCAGGCTGACAGTCCGTTTTTGAATGGCAGACATCTGATTTCCTCTGGAGCGATCAACAACACTGGTGTGAAGGTATCATACCGCAGCTTAAAATGCCAACCTATGTCTATGCACCCCATCACTCAAACAAACGCCGCAACAGGTACCTTCCGTTCCAGTTTGATGTCTTCAAAGCTCTGCCCCGTCTCCGACAATTGCGCCTCTCGAGCAGTGAACTGTTGCCATCGCTCCACCGCGACATCGACGTAAGCCGGGTTTAACTCGATCCCGTAGCAGACCCGCCCCGTCGTCTCGGCGGCGATCAGCGTGGTGCCCGACCCCATGAACGGCTCATACACAGCCTGGCCCGGGCTTGAATTGTTCAAGATCGGTCGCCGCATGCATTCGACGGGTTTCTGCGTCCCATGTAACGTCTTAGCATCCTGATCCTTGCTCGGGATTTGCCAGAGCGTCGTTTGCTTGCGATCGCCCGCCCAGTGGCCCTTGCCAGTCTTTTTGACAGCGTACCACGCCGGTTCATGCTGCCAGTGATAATCGCCCCGGCTGAGCACCAGCCGCTCCTTGGCCCAGATAATCTGCGATCGAATGTTGAAGCCAGCCGCCTCAAGACTTTCGGCCACGGTCGCTGCGTGCAACGCACCGTGCCAAACATAGGCGACATCGCCTGGAAACAGCGCCCAAGCCTCACGCCAATCGGCGCGGTCATCGTTCAGCACCTTACCGGTGCGCTTGGTTTTTGCAGCACCCGCCTGGTTGCGCCAACTGGGGTCGTACCCAACACCGTAGGGTGGATCTGTCACCATCAGCAGAGGTTTCACTGTGCCAAGGAGCCGCTCAATGTCTGTCGCAACGGTGCTGTCGCCGCAGAGCAACCGGTGGTTGCCGAGGATCCAGAGGTCGCCAGGGCGCGTCACCGGGGCTTCGGGAACTTCTGGCACATCATCTGGGTCGGTCAACCCACCTGCCACCTCAACCAGCGCTGCGGGTAAAATGTCTTTAAGATCATCCTCGGAGAACCCAATCATCGACAGATCATCGCCAAGACCCAGGGCACGCAGCTCGTCCCACTCGATCTGCAGCGTCTCTGGATCCCACTCCGACGTCTCCGCCAGCCGGTTGTCGGCCAATGTGTAAAGCCTGCGATCCTCGTCCGACCAGCCCCGGGCGATCATCACCGGCACCTCAGCCATGCCAAGCTGCAGGGCTGCCATCAGCCGGCCGTGGCCCGCGATTATTGTGCCGTTCTCCGCGACCAGCATTGGCATCGTGAACCCGAACCGCTCCATCGATGCAGCTATCTGATCAACCTGCTCTTGGGGGTGTGTCCGCGCATTTTTGACATAAGGTGCGAGGTCGGCAACGGGCCACATCTCGATCTTGGAAGCCGGCCAACGCGCCGCATCAAGGCGGCTTGAGGTGGGTGCGGAATGGCTGGCCAATGTAAACTCCAATGGATTTTTGAAAGCAGAAAAAACGCGCGAATATCGGGCCAAGGCGCGCCGCATACATCTCATAGCCCGAAGGGGACCCAAGGGGTGGGGGTCACGAGACTCTGGCAGGGGTACTGGAGTCCCGACAGCATACCCCAGGCTGGGGTGGTACGATGAACTAAACCACTGCGGCCAGCAGCGCGATCAGCGCCTCTAAGCAATTTGCAAGCGCTTGTCGTCCCCACTCACGAGTTATGGCTGATTTGCCGGGGTTTCCGCAACGTTCGCAACCCGCGACCTAACGATGGGATAACTTTTGCCAAGTGTACTTTGCTCAACGTTTACAGCCGATATGGGCAAAATCTCAAAGTCCGCGACCTAACGATCATTATGTCACAATCACCACTGCAGATCAGCGTCGCTTCGATTTGCAGCGATGCTGTGCCTTGCCACATCCAGCACCAACGTCGCACACGATGATTTCAGCCGCTGCGGTCAGACGTGATGGTGTGCGTTCTCACTTGGCCGCGCCGTCGCTGTGGTTGTTGCTGTTCCACGACAGGATGCGCTTGATGTTTTTGCTCAGCTCAATCAGATCGTAAGCAACATCCGCGTCGATCTTTCGGTTGGTCTCAATTCGGTCGATCAACTCATCGACAACACAGCATACCCGGTGAAATGCCCATTGCGCGTCAGCCTCATCCTCGGGATCACCAAGCCAGTATATGTTCAACAACCCCGCTGCTTCACGGTTGGTAATTTTCATCTGCTTGAGTGCCCTCCAATCGGCTTCAAGGCGGGCGGGCACCTCACAGCCGCGCTTTGCGATGTTTGCCAGCTTCTGCAGGCGTTTGTTATCCGCAGCAAACCGTGCGCGGGCGCGCTCGTTGCGTGCAGTCGCAAAATCAGGGTCTTGGTTAAGGCGGCGCATTGTATCGCGGCGTTTACCGGTCATGGGCGAAAGCCCTCCTTGTCGAGGCGTTGCGAGATGTGCGCCAGTGCGCGGTCGCGCATCCGGTAAGCATGGCGGCGCGTCATCGCAAAGCTGCGGCGCTTTAGGGCTGTATCAAAGTTGCCGCGGTACACCCGGCACCGCAGCCACAGGTTCAGGATTACCGCATCGCCCGGACGATCCTTTGCCAGGTAGAGACGACACCAGTCGAGAACCCAGATCATCTGATCAACACGTTCAGGCGGCATACGCAGATGGATCGCCCGCTCAGCCTCATCCACGCCATCTGCTCTCTCTGGTAGCCCCCAGCCCTCAGCAAGGTGATCCTCGAGGCTCGCGCGATAGCCTGGCATCAGCGACCGGATCGGTGCCGGGCCGGTCGGCCCCGCAGTGTAGCGCGCCCACCGCACCGCCTCGATCATCCGGTCACGAACTAGTTCTGGTGTCCACGTTCTCGGAGTGTCCTTTATCGTGCGCAGGTCAATACTTGGCATTGAGACGCCTTCCATAAAGTTGGGTCGCAATATTTGTCACTGCCTGCCGGTCCCAATCGCTGACCAGATCGTCGACCGGGATCACGGCGATGCCACGCTCGCGCCACGCCTTTTCGCTTTGATCGCGGACGATCCGTTGCCGACGTTCTGCCTCAAACTCGCTGGGGCCTTTGTGGTAGATGCTTGAGACCAGCTTGGTCATGACGCCCCTCCTGTTTAAGCCGACCGACGCATTGCGTAACAACGTCGGTCCATTGCGCCCGCGACAGCGTCGAGGTCCGCTTGCAACCGGCGCAGGATTTCAGGGTCGATTGGGCGACCGTCGTCCTTGCGCTGGTGGTAGGTGTTTTTTGCAGAACTTTGCCGGAGCTTTGCCGCGTCCTCCCACTGAATGGCGGCCTGCTCGCCGTATTGGCCCTTGCGGGCCATAAACGCACCGGTCCGGTAGCTCTCCATCGTGGTCTGGTCAATCAGGCCCCGGACGATAAGCTGGACCGCCTCGCGGCCCCAAAGATGGCCTTCAGACACCGGCTCCCCGGCACGCATCTTCGCCGAGGTGATCTCGTAGGGATCAAGGCTCGAGGCACCCGCTGGCGCGTTGGCGGTCTTCTTTTTCGCGGCCTCGGCAACTGCGTCCTCGGTGGCAGCAATGAAGATCTTCGCCGGTGGCCAGCCCTGCGCGCCATGGCGGCGGCGGATCGCGGTGTTGATCTCCTGGAACAGCAGCCGCAGGTCGCTCTCAGTCTGCTCGTTCGGGATCAGTCGGTTGATGTCCTCGACCAGCAGGTTGACCTCGTCGCGCATCGCGTCGTCCGAAAGGTGCTCTGGAGCGCGGTACCTGCGCAGAAGCCCTCCGTCTTTGCGATAGAGAAATTCAAAGACCGCACGTTTGCGCTGCTCGTAGCTCAATCCGTACATCAGTCGAACCTCAGCTCAATTTCTGGAAGTGTGCGCTGTGGACCCGGGATATGATCGCACCCGTCCTTTGTGAAAACTTCGCCAAGCCGGTCTAGCCGGTCGGATGTCGTCTCGGCCCGGTTCCGGGCGTGCGTTTGCTCGTCGTCCCAGCGCTCCTGATGCAGCCATGTGGATAAATGGGGGATGCTTCTCAGCTCCGTTCCGCGCTGCAGTCGAATGAAAAGTCCAAGCGGATGTGAGATTTCCGGAAAGGTCTTTTTCTTTCTGGCTTTTTTCCAATTCTTGCGGGCGTCGCCTTTGCCGACTTTTCGAAGGTAATGCTTCCAAACCGTCTCGAATTCTTCGTCGATGCTTTGGCATCCATCAGCCAGCCCGCCCTTGAAGGGCGACTTGGATTTAACCAAGGCGATCTGATCGCTGAGAGCAGGAAGAACCTGCTGGGGATCATTCCCGCCTTCCCCAGCCCCACCATCGGAGGGATGGGGGGTGGTTCTTGGTGGTTCATGGTGGTTCAAGGTGGTTTGGGGGCCACCGTGGCCGGGGTGGGGGTTCTGGGTGGCCCGGGTGGGGGTTTTGGGTGACCGGGGTGGGGGTTCACCGTGGCCGGGGTCCAATGTGGCCGGGGTTATCGCGACAGCCTCAATCTTTGCATCTGGAAGCGACTGAACAGCGGCAGGGTTGATCGCATAAATCACCGTTACGCCATTCGCGTGGCGCTTATGCCCGACCTCGTAGATTAAACCCTCAGCGATAAAGTCTCTTATCGTTCGCTTGACTGAACTTTCCGAAAGCTCCGTCTCCCTTGCTATTCTTCCTTTGCTGGAGAAAATGCCTTCGCCACCATCACTGGCGCGATCCGCCATATAGCCAAGGACGGCCTTTCTCGTCGCGGAACCAACTCTCTTTGTGTAGACAAGCGAAACAAGGTGCTTACACATTGGCGGCCATTTCCCGCTTTTTTAGCTCGGCATCTAACTTGGCGATACGTAAATCCCTTTTGGTTTGGAGCCTCAGAAGATCTTCCGGCGCCAATTCATCAAGTAGGTCGCAGAGCTGTCCAAAGCTTACTTCGAATTCTTCGGCGAGGATCCGCAAGGACGAAGTATCAATGAAATCGTCATGCGGAACCGGGGTATGATCCGGGAGATAAGCGTCAATCATTTCTTCGATGTGAAGACGATGCTCATCGTTCACGATGCACATAGCTTTCTCAGAAGAGCATCGGAAGAATTCCCGCCCAGCATCAACGCGGTATCGGCCTAAGCCAGCGTGGCATCGTCGCTCTAGGACATGGCAGTCAGGTGAATAGACGGAGCCCACCACATCGAAAGGCACTGGCACACCAGCTTGAAACAGCTCGGCGACACGCACCGGGACGTCCCTGGATGTCTTACCTACCTTCACAATCCCGGGCATTGCCGGGTTTGACAGGACGTAGACAAATCCTGATCGCGGGCAGGTTTCGCTGCTCATTTTTGTGCTCCTCTAAAAAGCGGTCCGCTCGTTGCCTCGTACTCCGTGGAAAGTTTTGTGCAGGCGAAATCCCACAGCGCTGCCGCATCGGCCTGATTGTCATCCCCTGGCGCCCATCCGCGCGCTTGGCACTCAGCAAGGATTGCGGCCTTTTTTTCGTCGCGCTTCATTTTGCCGGATCGTGTGAAGTGCTTGGCGACGGTCTGGGCCGGGATGATGTCGACCGCGATGCCCTTGCGCTCAGCCCAGCTGAGGACGTTGGCAGTCAGCCCGATCGTCAGCAGGGTTGTCTCCCAGTTGTTGTGGACAGCGACAAATGGCTTCTCGATGGCGATGAACCGGGCGCCATGCTCCGCGATCAGCTGGTGGGCCAGACCCTGGATTTGCATCAGGCGGGTTGCGTGGAACTTAGCCTCACCCTTTGACTTGAGATCGAGCGTCCACAGCTCTGGTCGGCCCCCAAGGGGGCCAACCGCGACGCCGGTCTTTGTGGCCAAATCCAACGCCGCAATTATCATCATTCGGCCGCCATGTCGGCTTCCATGCCGCTTGTGTCCTCGCCCTTGCGATCGAGGAGGTCCTGGATGCGGCTTTCGGCTTCCACGTTGTAAGCGTCGACGCAGGCTTTGAAGGTGCGCCAGTAATCCGCAAACTTCTCGTCGGACATCGCGTGCATAGCGCGAAAGTCGGCGAAGGCCTTTTTGTGATATCCCCGCTCTTCGAGGATTGATTTGATGTTCAAGCGATGATCGCCAGTGGCTTCGTGAATGCTTTGGGCGGTATCTGCCGCAATGGTGATGTCCGACAACAATTCTTCCAAAGTGATCGAGAAATTGCGGTCGTTTTGGGGATAAGTCATTCCAAGGGTCCTTTTACTGGGCTGATTGTGAGGGTGATTTTCTTGTGCGGGCCGGTCCGGCCATAAAAGGCGGCGATCGCTGCCTGCAGGCGCTGCTCGCCGTCATCTCGGTGATCAGTGCAGGTCCACAGGTAGCCGCGCTTGCCCGCAGGCTTGTCGCGCTCAAATCCGGGCCAGCCATAGCCAAAAGGCGCGACTGGGCTTGCGCAAACGAAGTAAAATCGTTCGAGGACATCAGGACGCAACTCGGCGAATAGAACGATAATTTCGCAACTCTTTGGCGTGCGCGACACAGCCACGGGCCATCGCCTCAAGCTCGTCTGCGCGCACGTGGATCTCTTCGTCGCTGAGCTGATCAACAGGAACCAGCACAATTTCGTCGTCGCGCAAGATCGAGTAGGCGCGCTGCATATAGTCGAAGCCGTCCATGACGATCTGTGCATTTGGGGCGGCGTTCGGCTTGGGCTTGTAGGCCCCGATGCAGTTTTTTACCGCGTCATGAATATACCTGACACCGCAGGCGAGGTAGAAATCAGCATCACCACCCTCGATGTCACTTTTCATCGAAAGGATTTCCTGAGTGAGCCACTCGACGCGAACGACAATGCCTGCGTCGACACGCTCACCGACAATTCGGCGAATTTCCCGGTTAACATCTGTTGTGCTTTTCACTGTTAAATCCTTGTCATGATTTGATCGTGGATCGCGTCGATCCGGTTGATTGCTTCGCGCAATCGAACGCGCTCGGAGGCGTTGATGCTGGCAAGGCTTGCATCGATGTCCTCTCGCGCCAGCTCGCGGGCGAAATGCTCGAAGGTGCCAATGAAGTGCATGGCGCGCTTGAACTCTTTCGGATCGCGCCCCTGAAGGTCGACCACAGGGCGCGGTGTCAGCGTGGTGCCTTTTGCCGCCAAATCTGTGATTGTCGCCGGATTGTCCGCCTCGACCAGTGCCTCGAACTCGTCGGTGGAGACGTTGGCAACACGCAGGGCCTGCTTTTGTTGATGGGACGACATGCCAGCACAGCGCGCGATATTGGTGCGCGACATCAAAGGGCGGTCGCCCTCCCATTGATCTGATCGTCGATTGCCACCTTTCGCAGGTGCGATCTGCTTGAGCAGCTCTCCTGCCCGCCGGGTGGCACGCGCTTTGATCCGTGCGGCCATCCGCAGCAGCGTCTCGTCCTCGGCCTGTTTTGCATAGCTGGCAAGGGCTGCAGCCTTATCTGCCCAGTCCTTACATTCATCGATGTTTTGACATTCAGCCAAAGCCGCGCGTGCCACCTCGTAGGTCTGAGGCATCCGAGCTTGCGCCGGTGTTATCGCTGGCAGCGCGTTCATCTGTAGTGCCCACAAACTGTCATTGTAAAAAAGTGGGCAAAAGCGGTGGCAACTGCAAGCAGGCCCAACGGGGAGGCAAACATGCGCACAACCTGGCGAACACGAGGGAAGAAGTGCTCGCCTGAACTGGGTGTCGCCGAGCTTCGAAGCCCACCGTCTGCAAATAGCAACTTCACATTTGCGCAGAAGTGAGCATGTGTGGCATGAGCGGGCATCATCATTTTGACGGTGACCTAGCTGATGGGTCAGCATCGATGGAGGCCTCTTGGTGAGATACCCAGCAAGACGCAGGAACCAAGCGATTGGTCGCCTTCTCAATGCGGAAGGCCAAATCCAACGACGGGCGTTTCATCCCGGAGAGAATTTGGGTGAGATAAGGAGCGCTGATCCCAACCGATTGCGCAAACGCGTTGCGCTTGATGTGGGTGGCCTCGAGATATGTTGCGAGCTGTTTCATGGCTGCAACTTTATCTATACGAAAACATCTGCGCAACCCAGAACATTAGCTATTGTAAAATTACGTCTTGGGTTTGCCTTCGCTATACACAGTCCATGGCATTGAAGTTACGCATCAGAGAACTCCGCGAGTCCTACAAGTGGTCTCTTGAGACGCTTGCGTCCAGGATCGGCACATCAGTGCCGCACCTTTCGCAGGTTGAACGCGGGGTGAAGAACCTCAACAACAGGCTTATCGACGCATTAGCGAGAGAACTTGGCGTAGAGCCGTTTGAGCTATTTGCGCCCAGACAGGAGCGCAGCAACGTTGACGCGCTGCTCCACAGCCTCTCTGACGAGGACTTGGCTCGCGTCGAAGCTTTCGCCGCTGCTTTGGCCAGCACGCGAAAGCCTGACAGCGAGTAATAGAACGCGTTGCGCGTCCTGATCGCTCAGAGTCATCATCTATGCATCTCGTTCTACTTTTGTTCTTACATAGCAAAGCGCAGGCCGCTTGCATAGTTAGCTCTTAGAAAAATTGTACCTTGATTTGATTTGGGCTATTGGCTAACATTCTCCATAGCAGTGGAGGAGTGCATGTTCACAAACCTTATCAGATCGAAAACTTCAAACATGCCCCAGCAGCACGTCAACTCGCGCGCTGTCAGCGACATCGTTGGTGACTTGATCGGCGCAATCTCAATCTTTGCAACCGGTTACGTTCTTCTGCTGGCCGGTCATGGCTTTGGCCTGAACTGATCTGTATTCAGGAAAATTCAGCCATGATCCGACAGCCAACTTCCATTTCGCAGCTTTACGCATGGCATCGTGCCGCGCTGGCTGGGCACGCACCACCAGTCCATGAGGACGATCCGCACTGCGGGTGGTTCAAGACCCGGCTGGTCAAGGGCGGCCCTTTTGTCCCGGCGTCGATCACCATCCAGCGCGAGGTGGACGCGAACGGCGAGCTGGCCAGCGACGAGCGCCTTGTCTGCGAGGTGAACAGCGAGCGCCGCGATCCCGCCCAGGCTTGGCTGTCGATCTGCAAGAACCCGATCGGCCACGCCGCGTACCAAGACCTGCAAGCCCTGCAGCGTCGACACCCCGAGATGGCGGCAACACACGTCCCTATCCGGCTCCGCGCCGGACAAATTCGACCATAATGAGAGGACAATAGATGCTGGAAAGCGAACGGGCCGGAATTGGCCACAACAAGGGCCCGGTGTTCAATGTCTTGGTGGTCGACGCGCTTGCGATCGAGGCGGGCGAAATTGCTGACGCTGCAAGTGAATGGGCAAAGGTCGAAATCGCGACTGAAACCAAGGCAGGCGAGCTGAAGGACTTCCTCGATACCGCGCGGGCAAAGCTCAAGGAGATCGAGGATAGGCGCAAAGCGGAAAAACAGCCGTTTCTTGACGCTGGGCGCGATGTGGACACGGCCTTTGGCAAGGTCCGGGACATTATCGAGCGCGCTGGCAAGCTCGCCAAAGGCCCGCTGGAAACCTACCTCAAAGAGCAGCAGCGTATCGCAGATGAGCGGCGTCGCGCCGAGCAGGAGGCTGCGCGCAAGGCGGCAGAAGAAGCCGAACGCGAACGCCTGATCGCTGAGCGCAATCGCAATGCCGCAGCGATCATCGAGGCAGAGGAAAAGGCAAAAGCTGCAGCCGATGCAGCAAAGGCCTCCGAAGGACCAGCCCGGGCCACGGTGTCCTCCGCGACCGGCACAGGCGCCAACCGGACCGGCCTGCGCACATACCGATCCGCGCGCATCACCAACATAAATCAGGCGATGCTGCACTACCGCGGCCATGCCGATCTGGCCGAGTGCATCACGCGCCTCGCCAATGCTGACATCCGCTCGGCCAAGAGCGCGCAGATCACCATCCCCGGCATCGACATCATTGAGGAGCAAAAGCTGTGAGCACCGCCATCGAGAAAATCAAAACCAAGCCGCTGACACAGATCACCAACGTCAAGGAACTGCTATGGAACGATGCAGCAAAGATCCAGCTGCAGCAGGTCGCTGCTGCCCATATGAAGCCCGAGCGCATGATGCGCCTGATGGCGAACGCGATCCGGACCACGCCGAAATTGGGCGAATGCGATCCCATGAGCCTGCTCGGCGGGCTGATGACCTGCGCGGGACTTGGGCTCGAGCCCAACACGATCATGGGCCACGCCTATCTGATCCCATTCAAGAACAACCGCAAAGGCATCACCGAGGTGCAACTGGTCGTGGGCTACAAAGGCCTGATCGATCTTGCGCGTCGGTCCGGGCACATCACGTCAATCTCAGCCAACATCCACTATTCCGACGATGACGTCTGGGAATACGAGGAAGGTACCGAAGCCCGGCTTCGCCATATCCCCGGGGCGCAGGAGGGCGACAAGCGCCACGCCTACGCCATCGCCAAGTTTCGCGACGGGGGGCACGCCTATGTGGTCCTGCCTTGGGCCAAGGTGATGAAGATCAGGAACGGCTCGCTGGGCTGGCAAACGGCCGTTAAATTCAACGCGACCGATCGGAACCCTTGGAAAAGCCACGAGGATGAGATGGCAAAAAAGACCGCCATCCGGGCGCTGGCCAAATACCTCCCGCTCTCGGTCGAGTTTCGCGATGCGCTGACAGTCGACGGGGGCAAGGCGGACTTCGCAGCCTTCGCGATAAACCCAGCCGAGCAGCTCGACGCGACCCCGGACGACGAGGACGACCGGACGATCGATGGCGAGGCCAGTGAGTTGGACGCGGATCAGACCAAGGATCAGGCGGCGGACGGGCTTATGGTCGGCGAAAAGCCCAAAGCGGTCCAAAAGCAGGCCAAGCCAGCAGCGGCTGAAAAGAAGCCGGACCCCGAGACGGCAGAGCGCGACGTGGCCGAGGAAGCATCGTCGGGCCTGATTGCGCGGATCATGTCCGATCTCGGCGAGGCCGATAACGCCGACGCGGCCGACGCCGTCATGTCGCTTTGGGAAGACCAGATCGCGACCCTCTCGGAGAAGGCACAGGCCGAGATCAACACGGCTGCGGCAAATGTTGGGAGGGGTGAAGAATGACGGCACAGACCCAAGAGATCGACCGCCACCAGATCGCCTTGGACATCGAGGCTGACCCAGCGGGCACCTATGACCGGATTGCCCGCTTGGCTTGGGGCGCCGGGCTGGACCGATGGCTCCCTCGCCACATGCACGCAGGCATGGTGCGGTACGTCCTTTTGGGCGTGCGGCCCGGATCGTTCATGCAGGCGATCATTGTGGGCGACTATTTCGAGGCCTGCCGCCGGGCAGACGACCCAAACCGTGCGGCCCTGTTCGGATACGCTATGTTCCTTCACAACTATGCCCCCGGTGGATGCTTCGGCAGCCGGGAGCACTTGACCGGATGGATCAGGGACGGCGGAATGCTGGGCCATCCGAACCGGGAGGCGGAGCGATGCTGACGCCGCGCCAGAGCGACTGTTGGGTGTTCCTCGCGAAATATACCGAAGAACACGGATACGCCCCCTCATTCGAGGAGATGGCTGACGCCCTGAATGTCGCCAGCAAGTCCAATATCCATCGCCTGCTCGATGCCCTTGAGGAGCGCGGCTTTATCCGCCGCCTCCGCCACAGGTCGCGCGCAATCGAGGTGCTGCGGATGCCCAAAACCCCAAAGGAGAAGAACTGATGGCAGGCAGCGTGAACAAGGCGATCATCATCGGACGGCTGGGGCGCGACCCTGAGGTCCGCAGTTTCTCTAACGGCGGGAAGGTCTGCAACCTGAGCGTGGCGACATCGGAGACGTGGAAGGATCGCAACAGCGGCGAGCGCAAGGAGCGCACAGAATGGCACAGGGTCACAATTCACGCCGAAGGACTAATTGGGATTGCCGAGCGATTCCTGCACAAGGGCTCGAACGTCTATCTTGAAGGTCAAATTGAGACCAGAAAATACCAAGACCAATCCGGGCAGGACCGCTACACGACCGAGGTCGTCCTGCGGCCCTACAACGGGACTCTGACATTACTGGACGGGCGCAGGGACGGCGACGGCGACGACAACGGCTCAAGCGGGGATTATGGCGGAGGATCCAGCGGCAACAGTGGCAGCGGCTCGGGTGGCGGCTCAAGCTACGGATCGGGTGGTAGGCCCGGCGGTGGCGATCGCGACATCGACGACGAAATCCCATTCATCATGGAATGGCGGATATGAGCTGCATAATCGCTTACATCGACGTGGAGATTGTCGCCCTCACAGAGCGCGCAGTGCTGGTTCACACCGGCGACAGTGACGCAGCCGTCTGGCTGCCCCTCGCCCTGGTCGAGGTGAGTGCGACCAACAACCATGGTGTCAAAACGGTCGCGTTGCCGGAGTGGCTTGCAACAAAAGCGGGGTTGGTGTGATGGCTTATGCATTTTTTGTGCACCGGTTTGACCATATGCTGGTCCCATCTTCTAAAGCGGGTCAACTGGCGATCGAGAAGCTTAAGTTTGGCGTGCTTTACAAGATCGAACCCAAGCAGCCGCGCAACAGCAAGCAGCACCGCCTGTTCTGGGCCTTTGTGACCTATGTTGCCGATGCCCTCAATGACGGGCCCGCCGGTGCGGTCTGGACCCCTGAAAACGTCAAGGACGACCTGCTGGTGGCCACAGGGCGTACCCGCAACCGCGCGATGACCCGCGCAGAGCGTGCGCGCCACGACGTTCCCGACGGTGCGATCGCAATGGTCGCGCGCCCGGTCTCCATCAGCTTCGTCTCAATGAGCGGCGATGAATTCTCGTGCTTTATGGACGACGCCATGGCCTATGTCCGCGACCAGCTAGCCCCTTGGATCGACGCCAGCGACCATTGGCCAGAGATCGAAAAGATACTGGTCGCCAGCTTCATGCTGCGCGGTGACACCGATGCAGGCGAAGCGTGA